GATGCCGTAAGCATTAGCCCGCAACTTAATTGCGCCTGACCCTTAGCGAGGGACGCCATCAGGATAGCTACGCATCTGTCAAATGCGTGTGTGTGTGATGTGGTCTGACGAACCACTGTCAGCTGAGTATGGCTGATCACCACAGCTGGCTTCATCCGATCCGCTTAGGAGGTGTTTCATGGAACTCCATGCGAGGGCCGGGATCGATGATCTTGGTTTGTACCTCAGCCGAGGCAACGAAAGCAAAGTTGCTAAGGCACTCGCCGGTCTTAGCAGAGCCGTTGAGAACGTAGCCATAGATTACTCTATGGATCGCGCTCTTGGGGATCTGTCAAAGGGCCTTATTCCAGAAAGGGATAATCGGAGTGTCACCGACCCTGAATGGGTGGAGAAAGGGATTGCCGCCTACGGCTGCCCAATTCATCCAACCAAACACTCTGGAACCACGTCAACCTTTACCGTCTCCGGACACGGTGCCTGTTCTTGCCGAAGAAACAGTGAAGGCATGGATACCACCCGAAACGGGAAAACCCAAACAAGTCATGTTTCAACCGCCGATCGATCTCGAGGACGACGAGGTGGTGGTGACGACGAGCAAGGCTACTCGTCGCGTGAAGGTAGGTCAGGACATGTCAGGACTGGACATGTACCTAATGACCCTCGCGAACTTGACAGGCGAACTAAATTGGCCGTTGGAAGAGTATACGGTCAGAGCGGAACCGCATTTAATTCACGACCCTACGAAACCGATGCCTACAAGGGTGCCGTACGTGCGGTCTATGACAGTGCAGGTTCTAAAACGAGAGGGAGACTCCCTCTTTCAGTCGCTGAAGTGGTGGAGAGTCATATCCTACTTACTTCTTACGCTGGCGCTCCTTTGTTCGCTCGTAATGAGCTGGTCCTGGATTCCGGGACACGACTCGCTCAACGCATTTTGGAAGGAAACAGAGGGTTTGATCCCTATGTTTTCGGCCGTCGTGTTCAGCCTGGCGCTGCTGGTCCAAAAACTCGCTTGGTTTGGATGGCGCCGCTTCCTACGACTATTGTGGGGACGCGTTACAGCAAACGAGTTATGGAAGCGCTTTCTCGTAGAAGACCGTTTGTCTGGGGTCTTCGAGGGCACGAGCAAGGAGCGATCATCAGTGAAATCGAATCGAGATTCAAATACGTCTACTCGTTAGACTTTTCGAAATTCGATTCAACAGTTCCCGCTCGTATGATTGATGATGCTTTCCGTGTGGCGCGGACGCATCTTGAATTAGACGAAAAGGAAATGGGTGTATGGCGGAGATACGTCAATGACTTCATTCATTCACGTATAATTGCTCCAGATGGTCATGTTTATCAGAAACATCGTGGAGTTCCAAGTGGAAGTGCTTTCACTGGGATTATTGGCTCCATTGTGAATCTAATTCTCGTATCATATATGTTCGAGAAGATAACTGGCCACTCATTGAGTCACGACCGCGTCCTAGTGATGGGTGACGACGTCATCGTTGGGTCTAACTCGAGAGTTGACTTAGGACAACTTGCATCAGCGGCTAGTGATCTGGGCTTTGTCTTGAGTGTTGAGAAATCAACAATCACAGACACGTCACGTGAGTCTGGGAAGTATGATGAAAATCATACGCATTTCCTAGGACACTGGTGGGTTCACAGTCAACCCCACCGTCCCGCGAAGGAACTTCTTCAGAGGATGGTATACCCTGAAAGACACAGGAAGCGCGAACCTGGTGAGCATCTCGTCCGAATAGTTGCTTATGCCATGACGTGCCGAGAGGGTAGGGAACTCCTCAGTGCGGTGTTCCGACATCAAGACGTAATACAAAG